GTTAAGAAATAGCTTGACATTTAGGTATAGATGTGATATAATATCTAGGTAACATACACTTATAACAACTGTCCTAACGGAGAAACAGTATGATAGACAAAGAACTAGAGATATATTACCGCAACTTTAAACGTATGTTTGCCTCAGATGGTTGGAAGCAGCTACTGGAAGACTTAGTAAACAGCGCACTTCACATAGGATCAGTAGAGTTGACTAAAGACGGAGATGACCTACGCTATCGCAAAGGACAACTCGCTGTTATAGCTAACCTGCTTAACCTAGAAGCTCAGATAGACACAGCGGAGCAGGACGCTTTAGAAGCGGAAGAACAAGAAGAAGTAGAATGAGGGCTATGTTTGAGTTTAGGTGCGTAGCAGGACACACACAGGAACGATACATCGACTCTGAAGTTACACAAGTCCCCTGCACTGAGTGTGGGGAGACAGCAAAAAGAATTACAAGCGCAGTGCGTTCTAAGCTTGACCCTATCTCTGGAGATTTCATGGGTGCTACCAGAAAGTGGACAAGGAATAGGGCGCAGAAGCTGCAACAAGAGCGTAAGGCTAACTCCTGATACTGGGAAGCCCTACATAATACACCTCCATAATGAGTTTACTCACGGAGTTTAATAATGGCTACACTACTAGACGAGCGTTTGGAAACAGAAGAAGAAGAAGCAGAGATCAGTCAGATAGAGGCACAGCAAGAACCTGAAGAGGAAACCTTTGCTGCACCAGTAGATGACATCCCCGACAAATATAAGAACAAGAGTACAGCAGAGATTGTACGGATGCACCAAGAAGCTGAGAAGCTACTGGGCCGTCAAAGTTCAGAAGTAGGGGAACTAAGATCAGTTGTTGACAACTACATTCAAACACAACTCGACACAACAAAAGCAACCCCAGAAACTGAAGAAGACATAGACTTTTTCTCTGATCCCGACAAGGCAGTCGAGAGGGCTATTAAGAATCATCCGTCTATTAAGGCGGCTGAAGCACAGAACCAACAGTATAAGCAGAGTACAGCACAGGCTGCATTGCAACAACGTCATCCCGACATGCAAGACATCCTGAGTGATACTAAGTTTGCTGATTGGATCAAAGCTTCAAAGATTCGGACACAGCTTTTTGTACAGGCAGACCAAGGTTATGACCATGAAGCCGCTGATGAGCTTTTCACGAATTGGAAAGACCGTCAACAAGCAGTCGGTCAAACGGTAGCTACAGAGAAGACGCAACGGAAGGAAGCAATTAAGAACGCTTCCACAGGTGGAGCTACAGGAAGTAGTGAAGCTAAGTCGCGCAAAATCTATAGACGTTCAGACATTATTAAACTTATGCAGGACGATCCAGAAAGATATTTATCCTTGAGTGACGAGATCATGCAAGCGTATCAGGAAGGAAGAGTCCGTAAATAAAACTCTTTTAAGGAAGTATTATCATGGCTACATCAGTATATCCCGCCACAGGCGGATTCGTAGACAACACAAGCGCAGCTAAGTTCATCCCAGAAATTTGGTCTGACGAAGTAATTGCTGCATACAAAAGCAACCTAGTACTAGCTAATCTTGTTAAGAAGATGAGCATGACTGGCAAGAAAGGTGACGTAATCCACGTTCCCAAGCCTACTCGCGGTACTGCCACTGCTAAAGCAGCTAACACTGCTGTTACTGTTCAGATGAACGTAGAATCAGAAGTGCTGATCAACATTAACAAGCACTATGAATTCTCTCGTCTGATTGAAGACATCACTGAAGTTCAAGCTCTTGCTTCTCTCCGTCAGTTCTACACTGGTGACGCAGGCTACGGTCTGGCTCGTCAAGTAGACACCGACCTGATTGCACTGGGTAAGTCTTTTGGAGATGGCGATGGTTCCGATTGGGTTCACTCTAACGTCTATAGCTTTGACGGCAGCACGGGTATTCAGACTTATGCACTAGATCAGGTAGTAACTGGCGATGTGTTTAACGATGCAGGTTTCCGTGACGCTATCCAGAAGTTGGATGATGCTGACGTTCCTATGGACAACCGCACCTTCACTGTACCTCCTTCATTGCGTAATGCAATCATGGGTGTTGATCGTTATATGTCTTCAGACTTCGTAGAAGGCCGTGGCGTTCAGAATGGTAAGATTGGCAACCTGTACGGCATTGACGTATATGTTTCTAGCAACCTACCTGTCATTGAAACTGCTTCCGACAACTCAGCGGGCGGAGCTATTAAGGCTGCTCTCTTGTGTCACAAAGACACTATGGTCTTGGCAGAGCAACAGGCTATCCGTTCACAGACTCAGTACAAGCAGGAGTGGTTAGGAACTCTCTACACTGCTGACACTTTGTACGGTGTTCAGGTTATGCGTCCAGACGCAGGTATTGTTTTGGCTGTTAACGCCTAAACATAGGCAACAAACTGGGGGGATTCTTCGGAGTCCCTCCTTTCTTTTTTTGTTTGTTTCTGTAGGGACTATTCATGGCTATATTCAGAGGTGACGGGGGTGCAGGCGATTCCAATACGGACGCTATGCTATCGC